AAAGCTGAATCACAAAAGTTGAATCTTGAGATTAAAAAGAAGCAGTTGACTGGAGATATTGACTGGGATTTGGAAGCGATGAAGGGTTCGCAGTCCAGTTGGAAGGATGAATATCTGGTCATTTTGTTTAGCATTCCTCTCATCTTGTGTTTTTGTGGGTCTTGGGGAAGGAATATAGTAGAACAGGGCTTCAGAGCCTTAGAAACGATGCCTGAGTGGTATCAGGTGACTTTAGGTTGTATTGTGGCTGCAAGCTTTGGAATACGTTCTGTGACCAAATTCTTTGGGCTACGAAAGAATGGGAAATAATTGGGATAAACGTCGTGAGAATCTTCGCATACATAGGGATTGGGATATTAGAAACTTTAGGAGAAAAGATATGGCATTTAAATTATCACAACGGTCGCTGGATAGACTGGATGGAGTACACCCTAAACTTGTTGAGACTGTTAAGAAAGCGATTGAGTATACGGATGTAGACTTTGGAGTTATCTATGGTGTTCGAGACTTGGAAACTCAGAAGAAGCTGTTTGATTCTGGCAAGTCGCAGACTATGGCTAGTAAACATTTGATACAAGATGATGGGTATGCACACGCTGTTGACCTTATGGCTTATGATGGCAGTAATCCATCTTGGGATATTGTGGATTATGATAATATAGCTGATGCTATGCGAAAGGCTGCAAAAGAAGTTGGTATTGATTTGGTTTGGGGTGCAGCTTGGCACAAGTTACTAACCATGTCACCAGATAGTGCAGAGGATTTGATGAATGACTACATCGACACAAGACGAAAAGAATCAAGACGTCCCTTCATCGATGGACCTCACTTCCAATTGCACACCTAGACAATTAGCTTTCGACTTTGATGACTATGATGGTCCAGATGAACTCTGGTTACATTATCTGTGGTCACTTCTCCCATAGTTTTTTTCTTTCTATGTAGAGAGATATGATGTCCTCGAAGTTGTCTGGCTTGCGAGGTGGTATGGTGCTGTAGATATTGTATGCTTCAAAGCATCTATTCTCATTGTAAACTTTTTCGCTGAGTCGTTGGCATTCTCTTGCTGACTCGAGGTCGATTGTAAGCATGAGAATAACTGTGTGTGTCATTTTTGTAATCATATTCTGTGCTTTCTTTGTAAGCTAGGAGGTCTGGCAAGCAGAGCAGTAATAGACCTCCTAGCATGTTTTAGGGCATCTTTGGAGAAAGCACCACCCTAAAAAGGAATATCATCTGATTCAGTATCATTGTCAACAGATGATTGTTCCTGTTCTTGTTTTGGTGATAGCTTAAGAGACAGCATGATACCATATGAGCCTTGCTTGACCCATGCTGCAACTCGACTATTGTCCGATGGTAAATCAATCGTACCAGTAAACTGTGGAGCCATACCATTGGAGCTTTCGTTATCCCACATACGACCAACTTTCATGTAGATGTCACGCACTACGCTACCATCTTTCTGTGTTGATTTGACAACGCATACTCGACTCTCGTTGCCATTGTCATTGAGTGTACCAGTACCACTCAGTTCTTCATTGTTCGGTTGAAAAACTGCACCAGTATTTGTGTTATCATATTCCATAGTTGTCCTTTCTAATTACTTTTCTAGGTTTCTGAAATGTACCAGACTTGCTTGATTCATTGCCGTCATCATCTGTGCTTTCATCTGGCACTAAGTTAAGCAGCCGTTGTAAAATGTATCGTGTCATGTAGGTAATGCCACTACCAATTTGCTGACTGCCTTTCTTGGTATCGTCCAAGCAAGTACATGATGTCCTTTACCTTCATATACTTGGCATTGAACATTGCATTGTTACCCTCAACTTTTACTTTTTTGAACTCACATTTCATGAGTGCTGTATAGATATTATCTTTGGTCACGTTCTTTCTCCTTTCTTTCTATTTCTATCATCTCAGCTTGTTCTGCTGCTAGCTCCAGTTCAAGCTGATGCTTCTGCTTTGTAACATAGCTTTGTAGTTCTGCTAACACTACAAGCTTTGCAAGCAGTTTTCCTTGTCTAATCTGATTGTTTAGTCCGTCCATTGCTTTCTCCTTTCATTATGTCATAAGCAAGTTGTATTGGCTTACGCAGCCGAATACTTCTTCTTCCGGTCTTTGATACTGATATTACTAGGTAATCATTGAACATCTCATACACATCATCAGTTACATGACTAAGCAGTCTTTTCTTTGCATCTGCATGCTTCTCTGCTTCTGCCATAGTCTGTATGTACTCATGTGTATCATTGGTAAACTCATTACTGTGCGCCATACTCTTTTGAATCTTCCTATCAATGGGGATTGCGTTGACCTCTGGTGGGTCCGCAACCCCATTGTCAGCTGGCTTGACTCTTGGCACAACATGGTTCAACCAAAACTTCTTCACTAGCTCCATAATCTTTTCTGCGTACAGTTCATTGTATTCGATATGGGACTGATGATACTTACTACCATTACCTTGAATGATTGATATAAATGCACCAGCACAATGATAACGAGTTCGTAATGGTCGTTGTTTCATCATATGTCTATGTAAGTGCATGTAAAACTGTACTTGTGGCATGTATCTTTCAATAATATCTTTGATAGATGTAAATGGATTTGTGTGTTTGCATTCGAGAACCCATTGCCTTTTGATGTTACCATCTTCATGCTCTTGATGCTGTGTTATCAAGCCATCAAGATTTGCAGCACAAGGAACACCATCTAATAGATAGATTCCAAGATTCTTGTTCCTTTCAATCATATCCATATCAAGATGATTTTCGTGATGCTTTACAAACCACTCGACATTGAGCTGTTCTGTTGTGATACCTATCTGAACTTGTAGATTGTCAGACAAATCTTCTGGCTGCTTCTCTCCAATTTTTTCGAGATAGAGACTTTCCCAGTCGCCTTTTACTAATCGGATGGTATCGCTACCACCGATGAATTTTGTTCTGTCCATGTGCTTTCTCCTTATTTATATAGACATCATAGTTTCATTGATGCAACTGGTCAAGAATTTTATCTATCTGAGCTGCAAAATTTTGTCGTTCATTGACATTGTTTTTCATAATGGCAAACACCTCAGAGAACGACGGAAAGATTTTGTAAGTACGGATTGCCATACCAAGAGCATGATGAACACAATCTGCTGGCAGTTCAGCAAGTTGCTCGAGGATTGCCTGACTCCTTTCTTCAACCTCTTCCATAGTTGAGTTGTATGGTTTGTAGAAAAGATATTTCCATTTCGATATGCGAGATGCAAGTTCTGCTTTGTTCATAGGTGTCAAGTATGTTTGCAGTACGTCACTTGCTTTCATTGCAGCAGTAGAATCCTGACAATTTATTAGTGTCCCATTTATTTCTACACCATCAATCTCTCTCAGTTCATCCTTCATTTTGATGTTTGCAAAGGATGGTGTACGGAATGAGAGAATGTATTCAACAGCTCCCACTCCATCTTTTACTAGATGTATTTTGTTTTCAATCATGATGACTCCTTCTTTTTGGTTAGTTTCTTCTCGATAAATCTCTTGTGATAGTTCAAGCTATCCTTCTCAATATTGACTAGCTGTTTGATTAGATTGCTAGCTTTCTCTAACGAGATTGGGAATGAGAGTTTAGTCATATCTTCCATGATATCCTCCCATTCTGTAATCTCATGGTATTGTTTGTCCTCAATGTGATAGGTGGTGCATGCTTTTTTCAGCGTATCAATAATGCGTAAGTTACGGAGAACTTGGTTCTGTAACTTCCACAACTGTTTGCCAGTCGCTGGCTTCTCAGAATTTTTTTCCAAGTTCATGTTTAGTGTTTCGATTTGAAGGTTATCAAAATTGATTTGTATTTCCATTTGGAACTCCTGTTGTTAATCTATGTTTGATTCGTGCCGTATGAGATACGCAAAGACATCTTCCCAAACTTCGTCTTTGATTATGACGCAGTATCTTGGAGAGCCCTTCTTGCGTTTACATACAGCAAGGTCTTTGTCTTCTAGTAAATTAAATACATTAGGGAATTGACTGGTATCTCTGTATTTGACCTCAACAATTAAGTCTTGACCAGCTACATTTACAGTCAAGTCCCCTCTGTACTCACCACCTAAACTGCCCGATAGTGGTTGTTTCTTTGTACGAATACCTAAACTATTAAATAATTTTAGAAACCATCTTTCGTGATAGCTTCCTTTTGCTTTACTTTTGCTAACCATGTGTCCTCCTCATAGCATTTCATACATATCTTTGTATTTTTGTAAGCGGAGACAACAAAGTATTGCGTTACTTGATTGCACACATCACAGGATACTGATGCTCTGGAATCCAAACCTTTATTTTTTTTGGAGTGTCGCAAGCTGTTCAATAGCCTTTTCAATTTTTGCAGCAGTCTCATAACGTAACTCTGTTCCTCTTAGCTGTCGATAGTATGTTGTCTTTGATAATCCAGCCCAGTTAAAAGCCTTGCGTAAGTCGACGTTCAGCTGTTCGGATTGTTGCGTAAGCTGCTGCAGATAACTTTTCATAATCAACATTATTATCATCTCGCTTTACCATTTGCAAGTACATATTGACTAATTTATTCCCACTTCCGGTAATATAATATTTTCTGATTGTACTTGGTGCTTTTTTATTTGCATACATAAATCTTGTTACTGAATCACAGGGAAGTGATATTACCAATCCAAGTTTATGCTCGAGAAGATTTAATGCTGCCGATAGTGTTCCTTGTCTCATATCTGGTATAAGTTTTGAAACGTGATTTGATAATACTATTCTTTGTTTTTTTTCCTTTGATAGATAGTACAAAGCTGATAGTATTCTAATCTGGTTTTTAGTAATCATGATATTAATCCTTCAAACTGGGTGGCTTGTGAGGCCACCCTTTTTTTTACAACTTAAGATGTAGTTGCTCATACATTTGTTCTGCTACATCACGCAAGAAATCATCAAGAACTACTGAGTTCATTCCTAATGTTTCAACCATAGATTGTAGCTCAGATACTGTCAGATTGTCTAGCTCGTCATTGACAGTATCTTTGATTTGCTCATTGATTGGGTGACTCACTTTTCATCTCCGTAATGAATCTCTCGTACCATTAGATTGGGTACGTTCGCTTCATTGCGTGAGTCATCTACAAAGTGATACATCTCTTTAATACTTTCAAGTGCTTCTTTTACTTTGCCAAACGAATATCGAACGTCCCAGCTTTTGATTCGTTCTTCATCTTCGTGTAGTGATTGATAGAATAGAAAGTCTTTCTGTACTCTCTCTTCTAGTGTTACCATTTCTTTACCTCTTACTGATTTTTGTATACTCATAACATTAACTCCTTTTGTTTTGGCTCTTCGCCTAGTTTTTCTTTTATGTTGACAAGAAACTGCTCATTGGTAACTGGTTCGTCACAATGAGTTGTACCTCCGTAATGCTCTGACTTTCGTGCTAGCATATACGAACGATACCCAGTTTCTGTCAACGGACTCTTTACTTGATTACCATTTACATCAGTTACATGCAGTTCAAAGTGGTCTACCACATAGGGCATACCAGACTCTGAGTAATTCAGATAGTCTCTCCGAACTGTTACATTGTGTGTCAGATTATTCCACACAAATGTTCCTACGTTTTCATATTTCCTGGAAGTGTTCATCAGCTCTCGACTCATAGTACTGTCTGTCTTTCTTGAAATATGCTTTTGGCATTGGCATATCTTGTCCACTATTGGCAAGGTTATACTGAAATGTTTGTGCATGTTCTTTTTTGAATCTTTCTTCCAACCAATACTCTGCAAAGTGTGCGTCACCTTCTTGTCTCATTAATGTGACAATGCGAACTCCATCTTCTTTGATGTTGAGTATTTGTGCTGACAATCTCATGCAGCCGTATTGGAATAGTGCTTCCTTTGGTGTGATACCACCATGAGTCTTGAGATGGTTAAGTATCTTATCTTTCTGTGTTTTGTATCTGTCCATTAGTTTACCTCCGTAACAGTTGTTGTGAATTGTAACTCTGGTACTGGTGACTCAGGTCCACTCTCGATGTGAATATCAAGAGTACGACATAGCTCTGTAGCATATACACGCTCCAGAGTTTTTTTGATTTTTGTTCCATCTTTGTTGTAGAACTTTATGGTGTAGTCATCAGCCCAAGTCAGGTCAATGTCGACTCTGCCTTTGTGCTTGAATCCATTGCATATCATTTTGATACCAGCTCTGCGTTCCTTTGATTCCGGTAATGCAAAACAAGTATGTCCAACGATTACTCCCCAACA